GTTTTTGTACCGGTACGATTGGTGCAACCATATCGGCAATAAAACCGTCAGCCCTGTATCCAAGTGCCACATTGGATAAGTTTCGATCTGTGTGAAGATCGCGGCCTACTGCTGGTGAAGGCATTATCTATCTCCTAAGAAAGTGGGCCGCCATGGCTGAAGTTAAACATCCCAAGACCGAGATCTCCGGATGCAGTTGTGATCAAAGCTTTTCCAACACTAGTACCGGAAGCAGATCCTGTGTTCGTAATGAACCCAGAAGTCGTTACGGTCAAGTTCTCACCTGCCGTGTGGATGCTATCTGCGTAGTACTTCATAATGCCAGAGTAACCAACACGAAGATTTTCACCGTTGTTTGGTTTTGACTTGATCAATCCAATGCACAGATCAGCTGTTGCTGCGATGGTACCTGCAACGACGACTGCCTTGTGTTGACCCACTGTTCGGAAGTCAGCACCTGCAGCGATCTGATACGATTCATATTTTCCTTCGATACTCATCGCGTCACACCTCCGTCTGAGTTGAATGTACCATTTGAATTGGCGTACTGTTCAGCCAATTTGGTATCTGCACGAAGTGCAATCTGCTGAGCTTCCGAGTACGACAGATCAGGCTTGTTAGCTTGAACTGCGAACGTCGCCCTCTCTACTTTTTCATCAAACGATAAATTGCTCACATCGTTATCCTCGTCCTGTGAGAGAGTAACAGACTTCTCATTTTCCTTCGGTGCTTTGTAACCTGTTACAGTTGCTAGCATCTCAAGATCGATAGCCGTTACTTTCTCATCATCTTTCAAGCCGAACGTTGCCTCATGGACTTCGCGTTGTGCAGGCGTGATTGCTTTCTGCCTGACTGCTCCATCCAAAATAACTGTTGCGGCTTCCCTTTTAGCCTTAATGGCTGAGACATTTTCTTCCTTCTTGCGATTCTCGTTGTCAGACTTGAATACAGCAATCTCATCATCCTTTGACTTATTGGATGCTGTCAGTGCTGCGTTCTCAGTCTCTACTGCAGAGATCCGCTCTTTCAAAGGAGATAATGCTTCGTCCATAGCAGCTTTGAGTTCTGCTTTGTCCATGTCATTTTCCTTTTCTAACGGGTTAAAGTTTCCAGCTTCACTAAATACTACCAGTTTGCTGTCTTCAAAAGAGGCTCGAGCAAGTGATAAATCAGCTAAAGATTCTAGACCGCTGACCGCTGGTTGATCAGCACCTAGTAGTGAAACGGCGTCTAGAAACCATGAACTGATTTCTTTGCCGTCAAGTTTTGCTCCTTTCCGTGCTTCAATAGAAGTCGTACGATAGCGTTTACGGCCAATCGCATCCATAACTATCTTAGGAACATCGGAAAAATCTGCAAATAGGTCTTGCCCTTTTCTATAGACGTTATCTATCCAGCCAATGGCTGGTTGTCCATCTGTCATGGGTTGATTCTTGTTGTGACCAAACTTAAGAGGAACATGATGAATGTTTCTCAGCATAGCAAAGTTATTTACTATGCTATCGAGATCTGATTTTGTAAAAGTGATTCCGTTCCATGTACCCACCTTGAAAATGTGCCTGCCTTTAAGATTCATTAGACCATCCTCGTTCCGACAATTTCGAATCCGGCAGCAATTGCTAAATTATTCGTATTGACTGCCGTAGTTCGAATACGAACATCATCCAATGGACCCACTGGAACAGGTTGATGAGGATGCGCAGGATTTCTTGACTCATCGAACTGGTGATGGAAGTTCTGCGCATTGGCTACTTCACCTGCATCACGAGTTCTCCATGATTCTCCCGGTTTTCTGGTCTGTAGTCTCACAGAAGCAGTGGCATCGATCTTTCCTGCGACTCTACTCACGTTAGCTCCCCAACTTGTGATTGTTCCATTGACTGCTGCTGGAACAGTAAAGTAGGTTTGCAACGTTTGTCCTTCAAGACCAGAGATCTGTGACAGAGTCGCGCTACCGACGTGACGAGCAGTGATGCTTCCGGAGTTAACTCCTAGCGCGCCGACTGCCTTAACGTGCATCCTGTTTATTCGATAATAAGAATTAGCCAATGCGACCGGAGTCACTCCCGTAAGAGTAACGACCTCTGTAATTTCAAGCCCATTAATATCCAGTCCATGAATTCCGACAGAATGCGCTCCGTTACTGGTTACATCATCATTCGCCAGTCCTAGGATCTCCGTTGCAAATGCTACTGTAGGAAACTCAAGCGCTCCATTGTCATTGATGTCTCCGGCAGCATCTACATCGGCATCTCGACCAAACTTATGGACGAAAAAATCTTTTGCTACACTCATTTCTATCTCCTAACCTAAACTATCTTTTACTATTAGTGAGTCACCTAGAATCACGGCGTCCGGATCAGGTGGTGTAATATCAACGTGCTCTAAAACGATTGGTTTACCAGAAGATGTCTCAACTGTGACATAATCATTCAGCTCAAGAGTAACTCTCTTACCCGTCACTGTTTCAAATACAGAAAGTCCTTTATTCTCATCTTCAACTTCTAGTACTTCAATTTCAATTTTCATTACTGACCCCCAAATCCCTCTTGTGGATCTAGTGTTGGGTCTTTATCTTCTTTCCACGTGTCATTCTCTGTTACTGCAATCAACAGAGAGCGGCAATTATAGTGATTAGGAGGCCTGTGTGACTCCCAGTTAGGACTTCCTTTAGAGAATACCTTACCATCCAAGTGAGAACAAATAGCTGTTGTACGAGCGTCTAATATAGACGAGTACTCCATTGCTTGAACATAATCACCCAGGGAAGGATCTGTGAACATGTTGTATCGGGCTTCGTTTAGCGCGTCGAAGTAATTTGTTCTCACTATAGTAGCGAGTCGACTTGCTGTGATACCGGCACCTTCCAAAGCCTCTAGTAACTCGTCCTCTGTCAGGGACATAGCTGCAGCCGCAGTGGCAGATTTTATCATTCCCTTCTTGACTAGGCTCTTGTAGATGTTGTCGACTATCTGCTGTGTTGTCCATGTGAATTTTAGTCCATTTAGAATTGTATTCTTAACGATAGCTTGCATATCGCCTGTTAGTGAACCAGCCATTGTAAACGCTTTTGCGTTAAAGTACTCAATAGCATTATCTTCAAGCCTTCCCATAGTAACGATAAACTCACCGCTACGAGAGGCAGCTACTTCGTTCTCTGCATGGGTTCTACCTAGGTTCCATCCCCTTTTAAGTACCTGTAGCCCTGCGTTTTTAACTCTATTTCTAGAATCAGCATTGAATTGTAGCTTAGCAATATTCTCGTTCTGACCTCTAGCTGTTCCCAGAGCTTCATCAACAACTCTCTCAACCATAGGCGCAAGCGCGCGGGCGACTGCCATATCGAGTTTATCTATACCGACGTTTACCTCATCAGTAGACTTCCTGTCTATCACACTGAATCGAACACGTTTTTGTGCTCTAGTAAATGAGACCTTCCACACAGCCGTAGCGCGAATAGCATCGACCTCATCAGGGGAATCAGCATCTGCTGGATTGGGAGGTGTGTCTGAATCCTCGCCAGGCTGCATGGAAGGAATTGCTTGCGCTCGTCTTGGAAGTGGCTCACCCTTCTCAGGCATATCCAAGAGATTACGTATATGATCCTCGTCTGTGTCAGATGGTTCTACAGTATCCTTACCTACCATCTCACTCCAGAGCTTAAGCATCTCCATTATCTGTTCTATAGATAACGGCTTGAATTTGAACTTAGGAAATATCTTATCAGCGAAGTTTAGTTCTCCGAGCTCACGGAACAGCTGCTCGTCGAGCAATGATTCCAATCTTGTGGTGTCTGCATTGAGTACAAGCATGAAGGCTTTGAACTGTGTTTGACTCTGTGAAAATGCGCCTGTTTGTCCTGTATGACTAATTCCAAGCAGATTGGGCACCAGTAACGCTTTGGCAATTGCAAGGTCATGAAACTCTACTGCCTCCTGAAACGCCTTTGTAGATGTGGGTGTCATATGTTCTAGCTCGATTGAATTAGGTAGCAGAACAGAAGAAGCAGAAGACATATTAGAAATGACATTCTTAATGGAAGTGTACTCTGCAGAACCATTGACAATAGTCTTTCCATCTCGTGCTTTTGCAATCCACACTCCTCCAGCTGTTCTCTCCAGCCATATATTCCAGTACTTAATTGCTACGTCTTTGCTAAGCCATGATCTGTACGCTTCTCTTAATTCGCTACCTCCGTAGTGCTCGTCATAATCAGGGTTCTGAACATAGTGAATCATTTTGTCAAGACCCAGCGCTCGTTCATCTCCATCTAACTCTTGAACTAACTTAGTAACATTACCAAATTGATCTACTTCAAATTTGAATGTTTCGTGAGGCTTTTTCTTCAGGCTTTTAAGCCCAATATAAGGTTTTCCCTCATGCTCGATTACTGTGTGAACCTTTTCTGTCATAGAGTAGCCTTGCCACACTCCACACATAATATTGTTTAGCGCATCAGGAAATGATCCTCGTAGCTGTTCTGTAGCTGCTCTAAATAAAGCTCTTCTAAAATCTTGCTCGTCATCAGAGAGCTCTACTTCATCATCAAACTTAAAAAAGAAGTCTCTTCCAGTAATTGCATCTCTACGAAATCTTACAACTGCTTTTACTTGTTCATCGATCATCATCCTTCTATAGATATCAAACCCTTTTCTTGACCTGAGATCATCAGGGTCGTACTTAAAGGCTCCTGCTGACGCAGTAAACAGTGACTCGCTATAGGCAAGCTCTGTATCAAGAGGAACTTCAGTCTTAGCCTCTTTAGAAGGTGCTAAGAATGTAGCTACTCTTTCACGAAATCCCGGCATCGTACCTCTCCGCTATCCCTTGGACGATATATGGATCAGAAATCCCAAATGATAACTCTGGTTGTTGAGTAGCATACTGCATCGCCATTGAGTCTGCTCTATCAGGAGAAATTATTCCTGCGTTTCTCATTTCTTCTTTAGTAAGCAGATCTTCTACGCGTTCAATTCCTACCTTACGACGTATAGCACATACTTGTCCATATACATCATCCCAGTCCTTATCGTCCTCAACAAAATCGTCTGCGTAAATAACGTTCCCATCTCTGTGAGCGTCTCTACAGACCAGATAAGATTGAACTCTTCGGTTCCGATATAGCAACGTATTGTCGCTCTTAGCTCCACCTATATACCGAACAACTGCGTAGCCATTACCCTTATCATCAGTTGCTTCTAACAAACCTGAGCATACACCTGCACCCACACCCAGAGAATCAACAACAATATCATCTCCGTTCATAGCGCTCATTCCAAACTTGTTGTACAGCCTAAGTGCCTCATTGACACACATAGAAACGGCCCTTCCTGCAGCGAATGAGTACTGCTTTTGTTTACTGAAATAAGTAAACGAGTCATGATGTACTGCATGAGTGATAACAGTAAAATTGGCACCTCCATCTGCTACGTCAATAGATAACCGTTGCTTGGGTATTGATCCATCTGTAATGTACTCCTTATCTCTTCCTTCTTGTATCCAAGATAAGGAGATCAGCTGATTTTCATCATCACCAGCAAACTCACCATAGCAGCGTACCTGTACTACAGGGCTTCCTTTCCCGTACTTATTTTCCATTCTCTTCACCCATGCTTTAGACACTCTCTGAGTATCCTCTAGCTTGATGTGAAGAAGAAACCAATCTTGTGAAACAATAGGTCTTAGGTGCGTATCAGCAAATGTGCCTGTTGTTTTAGTAGGGTTACTAATAACTACTAGTATGACAATCTTCCCTGTGGAGATAGCGCTCTCTATAACAGGCCATAGATTCTCATCTACACCAGATGCCTCATCCACAACGATCATCATAAACTTGTCATGTAATCCAGCTAGATTCTCAGGAGCAGCAGCTGTTTCCATGAATGCCCAATGGTCTTCATCCCATTCTCCATCTTCTCCTCTCCAGAAGATCGATTGACCCTGAGTTTTGATCAAGTGTTTATATCCGGGTATCGCTCTATTCCGTATCTTACGAAACTCAGGCCACAGCCTTGAACGAAGCTGTGCAATCTTAGGCGCTGTACATGGGATCTTACCCTTGAAGCAAAAACCGAACCAGTGCATCAAGCATGCTAATCCAAAAGTCTTTCCGGGACCGTGCATAGATCTGACGCTTACTTGATTTAGTCCCTTATGATTAATGACTGTGGGCTTACCGTACTCTTTCCTGACGATATCCCCTACTATATCCAGTAGATTCTTAGTCCACTGATCTAGCTCCCATGAGTCATTGGGATCTGATACTAAAGTGTTCTCTCCCTTGAGTGCTCTTAGCTGAAGGATATTCTCTGCGAACCACACAGGGTCGTACTTCGCTTTTTCTACAGCATTAGAAAAAATTGAATCTTTTATCATACTGATTGTGAGGGATTGTAGGCAAACAATTCTTTTACGTGCGCAACAATCAGCGACAATAGGGATTGTGAGGGATTGTAGGCAAACAATTCTTTTACGTGCCCAACAATCATTTATCTAACGCCTCAGCCCAGGATTTTATTGCATCAGCTAAGGGGTTATCTCCTTCGTCGTTTGTTTCTGAAGCTCTGAGATCTGGGAGATACTTATTGATCTGCTTCAAGTGAAGATTGGCTTCTGCGTTAAGCACACTGACTTCTAGCGCTACTGCTCCACGTTCATCTTGATTCATGAATCTGCGCTTTGCAACCTTTCCACTGATTGTTCCAAGCCTCCTTGATAAGACACCTAGCCTACTTAGATGACCACCTGCAGCCATCTTTTCTCGGAGTAGCTGTTGATTAATAGCTTTGTTCCTGTCCCGCCTAGCTTGGGGAGCAGACGACTTTCGAACTTTTTTCTTTTCAGCCATGAGCTTATCTACTTAGCTCTGCTGTTGTGAATTTCGATCATTCTATTGATCAGTCTGATGTGCTGAAGCAGTGTCTCATCTCTCTCCACTAGCACAAGATAGATATCATCTGGAATTGAGTTCTCCTGTTCAGCAGTCAGCTTAGGAAGCTTAGGAGTAGGAAGTATCGTAACTGGGACGACTGTAGTTACATAGACAGGTTCGTGTTCGCAGCTAATCAGAAAAGTGATTGCGACGAGTACGATTACGAGAGACTTCATCAGTGATCTGCTCCTTTGACCTTCCAGTTTCTTTGACAAGGAAATCTGTTATCTCCTCTGCCACGGCTGCTCTTACAGAATTAGATGCACTTACGATCTCAGCGGTATGTCGCTTAACTTTTTCTTTCTCTGCTTTATTCTTCTGGACACCTCCGAACAGGAATCCAGCAATAGCCAGAATGAAGGGTAGGATGGTTATCCACTGGTCGGCAATAAAAGAGAGGATCCAGCTCATCCATATATTGTCTTCTATTTTTCACCAAAAGTGAATACTCCCCAAAGGTTTCAGGTTTCAGCTTTTTGGGGGCCCCTGTATTAGGATGAAAAAAGGTATGATGTATATATGTACTCTCTCTTCTTGTGTATATATGAAATTGTACTGAATACCTGAAACCTTGAAACTTTTAGCCTGTAATCCAATACTGCATTCAACAAAAAGGTTTCAACTTTTTTCTACGAGTTTGAAACTTTGGCCCATAGTTGAAACCTTTAGGCTGTTTTGGTACTTTTATACTTTTCTTGCTGTGCTTCCAACATCAGCTTTTCTACGGTTTCAATTTCTTCGAACATTTCTAGGCTGGTTTTTGAAACCTCTAAACTGTCCTTTTTTACGAAAAAAAGTGACGATTTTGACTGAGTTTTCCCTCTCGACTTCTTTATTCCTCTATTCAAAGGCTTCACCCAGCCGTTCTTTTTCAGCCATTTTTTGATGCTTGAGAGTGTGAATTTGATGTTATGTTCTAGCAGATCTGACTTGATCCACTCAGGATGAGTTACCTCATAAGCAAAGGAATTGATCTTAAGCTCATTCCAGTCTTTGAGCAAAGATTCCATATCATTGTCAGTATCTTCGATCATCTCCATCATATAGGTTGTTCTCTCAGGAAGGGTATCAGGATCGAATGAAGCCAGGTTGACCTCCAGTAAGTGATGAAACAGAGCAGCCAGGGCCCCCGGTTTTTGCACCCATTCCTTGAAATACGCTTCTTTTTGCGCTTGAGACATGACTCGGTCTTCTGTCGATAGCACGTAAAATCTTCTTTCTGTAGGGCTGAGTTTAATAGCATCTGCATGATTGGTAATAATCGCTAGGGACCAGAGATTATGTTGAAGCACTTTTTCTTGCTTCTTAGGATTCAGCATCATAAGATTTGAGTTCTCACTGGCCGAGATCCTTTTCAGATACTCCATAGCATCGTCTCTAATGCGTCTGGCTTCACTGAAAGTAATAAACTTAGAACCTACCAGCCCATCATCAAAGTCGCCTCTGACGTCCTTGTTGTCAATCACAGCGCTAGCTGAGCCTAGTATCTGAGAGATAGGTGTAAATAGCGCATCTTTTCCCGCGCCCTCGTCTCCTTGAATAATCAGTTGCCAGTTACATTTCAAGTCAGGATGCTGAAGCATGAACGCTATCCACTCAGTCACGTTTTTCTGATACTCCTTATCAGGGAACAGAAACTCGAGGTGTTCAAGCCAAGGCGCTATATCTCCCTCTTTCGGACTGACTGTAAAACCTCTCCACGTATTGGCATAGCGTAATCCCATATCGTCCACAAATAACTGATCTGATCCATAAGGCTGAGGGAACCAGACGAGCCCGTTACATTTGAGAAGTCCATGACTTTGCGTGATAGCAGTAGTTGCCTTGGGAGGATTGTTTTGTCCTCCGGGATGGGTACATAAGTGCGCTGCATCGACTGCTCCTTTAGTACAGACCAATTTCTTTTCTAGATCAAAGAACTTTTCATTGGTGGTGATCAAAGCATACCGATTCAGAAGATCAATATCCTCTGCTTCCTCATGCCTCTCCCGTCTGGATTGTTCTACTAAGTCTTGTGCTCTTCCCAGCATCTCAGAAACTTCCGTCTCCTCAAGTGGAGGTTTGCACAGCGCTTGATTAGTAGCCAAGAGACGACTCATCATAGTAGCAGGTTGAATATTCTTATTTGCCAAAGAACATGCGTAAGACCACATGGTATCGTTTCTTGATCCTTCAGGTATCTCATCAGGAAGCTGATACCCAGTAGAAGGTGGAGCAGCAGGAGTGGGGGTCTGATCGACTCTGTGGGGATAGGCGCTAACTAGAGTATTAATCAGCTCCTGCTGCTCCGTTATTTCTAAAGTCTTTTGTCCAGCTAAAGTTCCTGTGAGGGCACAAAATCGATTGTGAGCGTAAATTTCAACTTCCCCTGAGACTGGTTTATGCGCCTTGGATATCGATCCTTGACAAATGATATGAAGTCCCTTACCAGATTGGGAAAACTCAACAAAGGTATTAGCGTCTGCATATTTATTTCGTTCATCTCCGGGCGACACTCCATCGAGATCGATGAAGACAAATGGATCGTCCTTGGTAAAGACGAATCCAACTCCAGCGAATAGTTCTCTATCTGATTCATAGATGTTCCTAGCATTTGAGTACGACATTGGATATGAGAGGGAAGCATTTTTGATTTCCTTTCCTGATACTTTTCTAGTAGGAAGCTTAGCTGCTTTTTCTTTTCCCTCTTTTTGTATCAGTGACCACACTACCCACTGATGATACTCTTTTAGCGCATCAGGAATATTACTCAGCTGCGCCTCGAATGAGGGCTTAATGATTTTTCCCTGGGATCCTACTTCATTCTTTGTCCCAGTATAAATAAAGTCATCGAACGTATAGCTCTTTGGTTTGAATGATGTCATTTGAATACGCTCTTTGGATGGGAGAGGTTACTCCAGTAGTCAGCAAGATTCCCGTTTGCGCTAGACCCAGGAATATTTCCTACGCTATCGCTTTGGATACTTGAGTTTGTTTTTCGACGAAACTCTCTGTCAGCTACAGAGTTCCAGACCACGTCTCCTTCCTGCAACACAACGACGCCATCATAGAACAAAAATCTAACTGCGTTTCTTCTGCTCTCTGCAGTTTTACAAATAGCAAGGGAACCAACCCACAAAGTAATTTCAAATAGTGTTGTATAACGCTCTTCACGAAATACATGTTTGAAGCATGCTCTAACTTGCTTATTGACTGATAGCATCATATTCCCTCACAAAAGCCCGGCGACACCTACCCGGAAAGACGCCTTATGCTGCGAGGGAACGTAGACGGAAGTAGACGCCGCCAGACCAGAAGCCAATAATATCCCCATATTGTGTCTAAATTTATCAGTTTCTTAATCATAACGCAAAAATAAGTCTATTACATAGACAGATTAGGGTGTACAAGTGCTCATTTTTACGGTATGATGTTCACGAACATCATAACCACCACAAAGAAATCTAGGAGATCAAAATGAGCACTGAAAATACACGCGGTCAAGTTGGCGACATGCTCTCTTCGGGAGCAAAGTCCATTTTACGTAAAAAATGTGACGCTC